AGATCGCGCCGCCGACGACCCGCACCTCTGTTTCAACGCGCCCCGGAAACGCCTCGACCAGCAGCGCTTCGAGATGCGCGTGGATCGCGTCGCCGATCAGTGCGGAAGGGCTGTCTGCGCGCGGCGCATCCGGCTCGCAGCCCAGCAGCCCGAAGGTGATGCGTCGGTCGCACGCGGAAATCTCGCTCGCGTACACCCGATCCCGCGCCGCGACCGGGCGGCGCTTCGCGGCGACGGCGGCGCGGATCGCGTCAACGAGCGGTTGCGGTTTTTGGATTTGGACGCCGAAAAAGGTGTTCATTTCAGTATTTCCTCCAGTTCTTAGAAATCGGATTTGCTTCAACCGCAGGCGGGCACTGCGTCATATACCGCTGCGCAGCGTTCACCATCACTTGCTCCAGCCAGCGCTGCGCCTCCGCTTCTGAAAGCGTTTCCGGTACGATAGCGAGCGCCTCATCGTAGATCGGCGCGACGATCATCCGCTCGATCCCCAACGTCGCCTCAACCTCGCCCTCGCGCGGCGCGCAGAGACGGAAGGCGTCTGACATCGCTTGCGCCATCACCACCGCGTTGCCCCCTTGACAAGGGAAGTTCATCGCCTGGCGCTGGATCGCGCCGCGCTGCCGCCACTGCTCGTTGTTCGACGCGGCAGGCTTCGGCAGCGTGAACCACCGGCGCAGACCGGCATACGTCGTGATGTATCCGGCGGTCGAACCGTCAGCGCGCCTGGCGCTCTGCTCGAACGGCGCGCGGGCGGCGTCCGCAAACCAGTTCGACAACACCGGATACACCGATCTGAAGTCTCTAAAGAATTGTCCCGCCTCTTCGACCGACAGATGTAACTTCTTCGCCAGCCCTACCGGGGTGCCGCCGTAGAAGTAGAGGAAGGCGACGACCTTCGCGGTCTGGCGCGTTGACTTCTTATACTTCTTACCGATAAGGTCGGCCAGCCCGCTCTCCAACACAAACCGCACCGTGCGCTGAGCGTCCCAGCCCGCCGGAATGATGTATCCCTCAACCAGCGTCTGCTGAAACGTCAACGTTGTCGGCTTCGGCTCCGCAACGTCGCCGCGCCGGAGGTGGAACATCAGCGCCGCAGTGACGCTGTGGTTGTCGCCGCCGGATCGGAACAACGCCAGCAACGCCGGGTCTTCTGAGAGATCGGCGGCGATGCGCTGCTCCATCGCGGCGTAGTCGGCGTTCACAAAAACGTACCCCTCCGGCGCGAGAAACGCGCTTCGGTAGTCGAGATCGTCCCCCTCGCCGCGCGGGATGTTCAGCAGATTGGGTTCGCCGCACGCGAACCGCCCGGTGTCCGCACCCGCGATCTTGAGGTTCGGGTGCACCCGCCCGGTCAGCGGGTGGATATGCGCGAGGAACGACCGCCCGTACGTCGTCACCCGCTTCTGCCAGTGCGACCAGGTGCGGTAGAGGTCGAAAAACCGACGCCGCTCCGGATCGTCTTCGTACTCGCGTTCCGCCTCGCCCAACTCTTGCTTGTCAAGCGAGGCGATGTCAATCCCGCGCATCTTCGCCGCAGTTTTGACCAGTTCGCGCTTTGTCAAATCCTCCGGTTCGACGCCGAGGTACTCCGCGAACTGCTCAGCAGCAGCGCGCAGCCGCCGCTCCGCCTCGTCTGCTAACTCGTTCCAGCGGGCGGCGTCGATGCACAGCCCGCAGTACTCTATCGCTGCGGTCGGGACGGTGAGGCTGACGAACAGCCGCACCGCGTCCAGTACTCCCAGCGCCTCAGCGCGCTGCTGCTGGCGGCGTTGGATCGGGAAAAGAACCTCAACGTCTTTGAGCGCGTATTCCACTTGCTCCGGCGTCGGCTCCAGCACGTGCGGGTTGCTGAACGTCTCCCGCACGCTCTTATCAAGCGTTTCTCCAACCCAGCGCTCGGCTACTGCTGCGAGCGAGTGCGGAACGTCCAGCCCCAGCGTGATGACGCGATCCGCTACGACGACATCCCACGCGACGCGCGGAAAAACGCCGACGGTGTGCAGCACAAACTGCACATCAAAGGTGAGGTTCGCGCCGACCAGCGGCACGCGCTCGAATAGCGGAATGAAAACGTCGAGACCGACGCGCAGCGCGTTGAAGCAATAGGCGTCGCCGGACATCGTCGCGAATTGGACGAGGAAGATGCGCGAGGTGCGCGGGTCAAGCCCCGGGCGCACCGGGTCGTTGGCGTAGTCGCCGGTTTGGAGCAGACGGGCGACGTGGCGCATCACCCACGCCGGAACAACCTCGTCGTCAAGCGCTGCAAGCGCGTCCTCCAGATCGCCGATGCGCCGCGCCGAGGTCTTCCCGCCGCGCGGGGCGTCGGCGAGGAGACGCTGCAGGCGCTGCTTCTCGGCGAGGTGGTCAACCGGCGGGGGCAGCGGGTCGGGAAGGTCGTCGGGGTCGGGGTCAAACGTCAGACCCCACCGGTTGCGCTTGAGGTAGGTGAAATACGCCCGATACGCCGTTTTCGTCCGCTCCTTCGGGTAGTGAAAGAGCGGCTGCGTCTCGATATCGAACGCGAGCGCTTCGCATTCGAGCAGCGTCTGCACTGCGTCAAGCGCTTCGTCGCGGTGGTTGATATACTGCTTCAAGCCGTACCATCCTTTCTCTAACGTCGTATTCTCGATGCTTCCGCAGCGCCCCGCGCCGCGTGCGCAGCCAGCGCGCAGTTGAGGGCGTGCGCAGCACATCGAATATTGCCAGTCCGTCGAGGAAGAGAATAGCAGCATAGACGGGGATTGTCAAGCGCTTTGCCGCGTCAACGACGGATTGCGGCAGAATGGTGGTGCGGTACGCATCAGAGCGCACCGACCGGCGCTTGACCTCCAGCGCCGCGATCGGACAATCGCCGTCCAGCAGTAGATAATCCAGCGGCGCGTAGGCGTCCAGCCGCACCAGCGTCAGATCGAGACGATGCGGGTAGAGCAGCAGCGCCGCCGTCTGCGCGATCAGGCGTTCGTAGGGCAGCCCGAATGCGGCTTGTTCGTCAAACGAGCGCACCGCCGCCCCCTAGCGTACAGCAGCAGCAGCAGCCGTCACAACGCCGGACTTTCTTTTATTTCTATACGGTGTTGTGACAGGCGTTCCGAGAAACTCAAACACCGGCGCGGCGCGGTCTGCGTACCGATTGCGGATGCCGGTCGTTCGTAGTCGAGCCCGCTCAACGTTGACCAGCCGGTAGACGCGCACCCGCTTCCCGCCGTCTACCCGCTGCTGTTTCCCTTCGATGTCGATGCCGATCCGCTGGAAGAGCGCGCCCACAAACGACATCGGCTTCCGGCGGAAGTCTTCGCGCACCTTGACCCCCAGCGCGGCGTGGATCAACAACCGGTTGCGCTCGACGAGATCGACAAACTCTTCGGTGATTGCAATTTCTGCACCTTCTTCAATCCGCAATTTCAGCGCGGCAAGCAGCATATTGAACCAGATCGCAAACAGCGCAAACCGGTTGCGGTCGGCGCTGAAACGCCGCGTCGCCTCCACCTCGTCCAGCGCCTTCGCAACCTCTGCGTCCTCCACCGCTGCAAGCCGTTGCGCCGCGCCGTATGCGCCGCGCTCGTCGTCGAGCACCAGATCGGCGTCAACGTCGATGCCGTAGCGCTCTTCCAGTTCGACCTTCCGCTCTGCGTCGCGCTTTTGCTCTTCCGTTTTCGCATCATCCGGCGTCGGCGCGTTGGCGATGCGCTCGGCTCGTTCGCGTTCGCGGGCGGCGCGCGCTTCGTTAAGCGTCCGGTGCATCTTACGTCGTTCGTCGCCGGTTATTTCCGGTTTGTCTCGGTCGTCGTGCACCTCGACGCCCTCGGTGATATACGAACCGACAAAGTTCTCAAAGAACCGGTTCTTCTGCGCCGCAGTTTTGGCTTTGACAACACAGTACAGATCGAGATAGACGCGATCCCACTCCGTCGCCGGTTCCGACGCGCCGTTCGCGCGCGAAATGCGGAAGTCATCTTCCAGTTCGCGCAGTTTCGCCAGATCGCGGTACGCCTCCGGCGATGTCGGTTCGTTCATTCGCTTGGTCTCAACGTACACGTTGATCTCGCGCTCAAGCGGATTGCGAATACGCCCCAGTTGCTGGCGGAAATCATCCACATCGCCGACGCCGACGCCGTTTCTGGCGATCCCGAACAGTGCGAACCCCCCAACGTCAATCGAGACGCCGGTGCCGACGGACGGCGAATAAATGAATACATCAACGTCTCTCAGAATATCGTTGATGTGCTCAAGCGTTTCGTTGTTATTCTCGCTTGTTTCTGAGGTGATCTTCAGTATTCGCGCGTCCGGCAGAAACTGTCGGTAGAACAATTCCGCGCGGTCGGCGTCGGCGCGTGTGTTGCACGCAAGCGCGATTTTCCACGCATTGGTTTCGTACCACTCCAGCGACTTCTGGAGTACGTCTTCCGGCGTTGGCAGTAGTACGAGATGGTCGATTGCGCGATGCGCGTACTCGTTTTCGACGTAGGCTATCGGCTGGTCGGGAAACGCAGACTGAATGAACGTCAGCGTCGCTTCGCCAACATCGGCGTCGGCGAGAATGATCAGCCGCGCCTTGCGCAGGTGCTCCATCAGCGCGCCGACAGCCGAGACTTTGCGGCTTTTCAGATTGCGGTCGTTGACGATTGCTTTCAACACTTGTTCGATCTCGTCAACGATCACGAGATCATACGGCGCGTCTGTCTCGATTTTGTCGAGACTGTGGATGGTCGTTGCGACGCGCGGGGCGTTGGTGATCCACTTTCCGTCTTCGTAGTACGGCGTGAGGTTCAGCCGCGCAGCGCTCTGGCGCACCAGCGAGACGCGGTGCCCCACAGACAACACGCGCGGGTAGCATTTCGCCGCCTCCGCCAGCCACTGTGTTTTCCCAGTTCCTTTTGCAGAACGAATTACAACGATGTTGGGGTACTGATCGTCGGGGTCAATCTCGATGTCGAGGTAGCGCTGATTGATGCGCATCGCGTCGGGCAGTTCCGGCGACGTAACGTACCCGCCGCGCAAGCCGGGGATCGTCCCTTCAAACCCGTACTGTCGGGCGAGGTTGACCAAGACGCCGATGCCGCTCTCGACGTGATCGGGCTTCCGGTGCTTTTCCCAATCATACGTCCAACCGTCGAGCACCTCGGTCGCGTCCTCTTCCGGCAGCGCGGACTGGATCGCCCACACCGCCGCCAGCCACATATTGTACTCAAGTCCGTCTCCCGGTATATACCGCAGCAACGTCTCGATTGTCTCGCGCGTCGCCGCGCCGCCGACGCGCTTCGGCGCAAGGAGCGGACGGCGGGCGAACGCGGCGAAATCGGCGAGGTCGTAGTAGCGGTCGCTGTTGCGGATGACGGTGACGGGCTTCTTCTGCGGTCGCTGCTTCCAGTTGTAACTCCCGATCACCCGGATCGACCGCGCCGCGTCGCTCGTGTTGTCGAGCGTCCAGCCGTAGCGCGCGGCGGTGATGCGCAGTTGCGCCTCGACGCCCGCTTGCACCGGCGCAACGTCATTGACCCAACGCGGTTCGCGCAGAACCCACATCGGCATCAGACCGTTGCCGGTGTGGACGACGAGCGTCGGTTCCGGCAAGCCGCTTTCCTTCAACAGCCGGAGTGCGTCGTCTTTCGACGCGGGGAGTTCGTCTTTCGCGTGCGCGTCGGAACGGATGTCGATGTCGGCGGTGATGACGCGCTGGAGGTGTGCAAGTTTGGCGCTGCCGGACGATCCGGGGTCTGGAATCTTATTCTGCGACGCGCGCTTGATGTAGATGTCGTATACGAGGTGTTTCTCGATATGCTTGACGATTTCGGCGCGCTGCGAGAGGCTGAATGTCTGACATTTGAAGCGACCGTCGGTCAACTTGACGCTGACGGTCGTATATGCGTCGGCATCGTCGCCGTACAGTAAGTCGAGGTAATCTGCAATTGAGATGGACATATACTTCTCCTTCCCCTAAGCCCGGGCGTCCTACTATAAGATAAGACGCGGCGAGCGCCGCTTTTTATTCTGCTACGCCGATCCTTATTCTAGCACACAAGTTCCCGTCTGTCAATGGCTTTTGGCGGGAAATTTGTCGAAATTCGGCTCTTGACAAACCGGCGGGCGTGTGGTATAGTATAGGCGTGATAACTAGTACATAAGGAGGACAACAATGCTCAAGGTTGATTGGATTGGACACGGGATCGTTATCGTTGACGACGGGAACGGGAACGTAGACATTCGGTATCTGGTTAGCGATTTCCTTCGCGGCACCGGGTATTCCGAAGAGGTGGAGCGGCTGGTTCGCGTTCTTTTCGACCTTCGCGCGGTTGGGTTGGAGGCTCGTCAGACTGATGGTCGTTGGAACGCGACCGCTACTATCGAGATTGACGCTTGGACGGTTGTACCCCACGCAGGCGAAGGTGACACTATAATGGACGCGCTGAGCAATCTTATTTGCAACATCATCAAAAAGGACTAACATTCCCCGCCTTCGCGCCCCGGTACATCGCCGGGGCGCTTTTCTTTTCCCTTCTCTCCTCTTGACAACCGCGCTGAAGCGCGGTATACTGTTGGTGTGACAATCATCTATCATAAGGAGGTGTACAATGCTCAAGTCGGTCAAAATCGAACGGTTCAAGGAATACTCTGAGTTGATGCGCGTCGTATCGCGCTCCGAGGCTTGCCCGGCGACGAACAAAGATCGGATTGTTCCGCTCAACTACGAACTGCTGATCGGGTCTCATTTACCCGAATCAGATTGGCATCGTTTGGGCGCTCTAGTTGTTGCCCTCTTCCGAAGTTTCGCCGTCGTCGATGTTGAAGTTTGGCAGACCGACGCCGGCATTTGGGTCGCCGATGCGCTCGTCGATTTCGGGGGCGTTCGGCGACTGCGGAAGGGCGAGGGCGACACCCCGCTGCACGCGGTGATCGAACTCATCACCGATATTCAACGCTACTAACCCTCGCTTCCTCGCTTTCGGCGCTCCGCACCAAATGCGGGGCGCTTTTCTTTTCCCTCTTGACAACCGCGCGATAGTGCGGTATACTACAAGCGTAATCGCAATCACACTAAAGGAGGTCAACGATGAAGACTATCTATCACACAAAAGACGTTTGGATGAACCGCTACTCAATCAAAATTGAACCAATCCCCGGAACCTGGGACGCGCACGTTCGGGTGTACTACAATGAGACCCCAGAGAAAAACGATCAGTGGCAAGCCTGCTGGGGCGCGGATAACTTCCTTTCCACAACCCCGATCCCGGCGATAGATCGCCGAGAAACGGCGAAGGCTATCGAAAATCTTATCGTTTACTACGGTCTCGTTGACATCACACTATTTGATACACGCGACGGGTGGGGCGTACACATCACCCTCTGCCCAGAACTCGAAAATCAATATCTTCGCGGCGAGGGCGCAACGCCCGCCGACGCGATCCGCAACAGCGCTCCGTACCCGCCGCCGCTGCGGAATGTGTAACGCCCTCCGTCTCACCGAAAACGCCTCAGTGAGCAACTGGGGCGCTTTTCTTTTTCCTCGCCCGTCGTCCCCGCTCAATCCGCACCATCAGCAGCACCAGCACCGCCGTCGCTGCGACTTGCGCCGCGTCGGGGTGAACGAACGCGAGTGCGAACGCGCTGATAAGCAACAGAACGTCGAGTTTCATTTTCGCCTCCGTTCCACGAAGCCGGCGATCTTATCGATCAGCAGCGGCAGCAGCGTCGGCGCAACGACGCCCGCGATGAACGGGACGTAGCCGGAATAGCCGACGAGCGTCCCCGCCCCCGCGCCGACCAGCACGCGCCCCAACGCGCCGAGTTCGATGCTGTGCTGCTCGGCGTCGTAGCGCGGTAGAAACACCTCGCCGTTGGTGTCGGCGAGGTACGCCGTCGCCGCGCCGATTGCGCCAAACAGTGCGTTCCAGGCGTAATCAAGCGCGGTCAGTCCGTTGTGCCCCGCTGCCAGCAGTTGAAATACCTCAATGATGTCCACTTTGTTCCTCCCTCTGCCAGCGACGAATGATAGCCACGACGAAATCTGCGTAACGCTCCGGGTTGTTGCCGTCTGACGACGGCGCGTAGCGCGGCAGTATCTGGCGCAAGCGGCACAACCCGCGCCGCTTGCAGTAGTGCTCTTTGAGCAACTCGCACCAGTCGTTGAGACCGTCCGTCCAGCGCGCGTAAACGGCAAACGGGTGCGGCGTCTGCGCAATCATTCGCTTGCCGCGCCGGAGGTTGCCCCAGTTGCGCGTGCGCGTTGCAACGCCGCGTGTTCCGAAACTGCTCTCTTTTGCGAAGAATGCTAACGCGATCGCGCGATCCGCGCCCCAGTCGTCGAGCGCCGCCAGCAGCATCTCTGTCTCAAGGAACGCCGGACTGCGCGCGCTGCGCAGTACGCGGCGGAACGTCGCGGCGCTGATGCTGTGCGGTGCGAAGATAAGCGGATTATCGTCAATCATCTCTGCCTCCCCCGCAGTGCGGACTAAACCAGATGCACTCTCGATCCTTATACTGCCCGATGCGACCGCGCCAAACCGTCGGTTGATCTCCGGCGCAACGCTGTATTTACCGCCGATATACGGAAAGAGTTGTCGGGGCATAAGACGCTCTCCCTCACCTCAGCGCGGTTACAAAATCATCCGGGTTGAACGAGACGGTATACGTCGTTCTCTCGCGCGTAATGGTGCGCGCTGTGATTTTCGCGTTGCGGTAGTAACCCGGCACAATCACGTAGTCGCTGACATCAGCAGCCCAGTTTGGAACCGTCACGCCTTCGCGCGTCAGCAGTTCGTAGTGCGAATTGTCGAGTTCGACCGTCAGTGGCGCGATCTGACGATCCAGCGCAATCGCCGCCTCGTCGCGGCGCGCTTCCGCGATCGCTTTGCTGTCGTATTCGCCGACGCTTGCGTTGCGCGACGCAAGCATCTGGCGACGGTATTCGAGCGACAAGATAACTGACGGCGCGGTCAGATGATCCGTCCAGTAGCCGCGGTACTGTCCGTACACGCGGTTTGGCGCTTTCGAGATATCAACGGTGCGCATTGTGTCGGGGAAGCGCCACGTCAGCGTGCTGTCTGTACGAAAGTCGATCACCGGACGCGGCCGGTCGCGCAGAAAGCGTTTGCGCGGGTATCTGACTTGCACGAAACTATCATCACTCTGTTCGATGATTTCTCGCAGATTGGCGTCCGGCTTCTCGATTTTTATGTTTGTTTGAGAAGGTAAATAGACATCACAACACCAACCGAGTACGCCCAAATCTGTATATGTCAGTGCCGGGTTGATCCCGAAAATATCGGAGAGGTTGACAATTGCGCGAAACGTCACCGATGTCGTACCCGCCGTCGTCTCGATGCCGGACGCGCGCACGCCGATCACCCAGCCGTAACAGGTTGTTGCTATGACGGTATTAGTAGAATTGAGACCGGTAAACGTCCCCAGCGTCAGCGTATATGCGTTTGGCTGCGGAATCGCCGTTACCGGCGCAACCCAGACGCCATCTGCTAACCCCGTCACTATTGCCGGGAGTATGATAATGCTTTCGTTTGTTCGTACCGTCACGTATCGTTCCGGCTGTTCAAAAAGATACGCGATAAAAAAGAGCGTGGTGTTTGTAATTATGAACGCTTTCTTTGTGCGTATCCGCACGTGCGGAAACCCAATAGCCTCAACAACCTCATACTCCCACAAATCCCCGCGCGAATCGTACCCGCTGCCCGTCATAAACCCCGCGCCTACTGGTTTCCAGCGCGTCATATCGGTCATATTCTGCACGACCGAAATCCGCGCATCGCGCTGGAGCGCGCCGAACCCCAGCGCGTGCCAGGTGATGCTGCCGTCGCGCGCCTCCTCGATCCGCTCGATCTGCCCGCGCCAAACTGTTTTCGAGAGTTGCGTACAGTAGACGATCAGTTCATCGCCGATCTGCGTCATAACTCCAGAGCGCGCGTAAACCGGCGGCAGCGTGACGCGCCCGCGCTCGTCGCCGTCGTCAGAGGTCGAGAACTCGTAGTCGGCGACGGTGAGCGGGACGGGGAACTGTTGATGTGGTCTGGTAATTGCAACGAGCATATTCGTCTCCTCACGCGAACGCGGCGGGTTCGATCTGCCGCGCGCGAATGGTCAACGTTGCGGACGCGCTGGTGATTGTTGTAGTCATCACTCCGTTGAACACCGCTATATAACGGCTTGAGATAAGCCCCGGCGCGCCGTAGACCGTCCCGGTTGGTGTTGTTTCAAACGGACGTGAAAAAGCGCTTTGGAGATCGAGTATATGGAAATACGACAGCGTTGGCGACGTGATGACGTTCCAGACGGACACACCGTCGGTCGGGATAAGGACAATCGGCATCACCAGCGTCCCGGTCGGCACGCTCTGGATTTCGAGTGTCAGCGGAAACGTCTCGTTGCTGCGTGTGAACAGTGCGGGCGTATACCACGAGCGATCTCCAGAGATCGTCTCTGCGATTTGCGGTTGTCCGTCCCAACTCACGAGGTAGCGCGCGTTTACCGGGGGCGTGGTCGGGCAGAAAATCTCAATAAAGAGACGATACACGTCTTGCGGAAATGCGGCGGGGTTGATGGTGTACGTAATCGTCCCGCTTGTCGCCGAGGCGAAAAACGCGCGCGTCAGCGTCTGCCAGCCCGCGCTCCAACTCTGATTCTGCATTGTAATCCCGCTCGAGACCGTCGCGGGGCTGATTGCCTGAATGCGACTCGCCCCCGTCGCGCTCTCCAGTTCCTCAACCGCGAACAGCGCGTTGTAGAGACCCGTCATATTTGAGACGCCGTATAACAGACTGCTCTTGTAGAGATACGCATCGCTCGTTTCTGACAGTGTAATCACCCGACGCTCATACGGCTTGAGCGACGTTACGTCAGTCTGCGCAAATGTATAGTTGAGGAACGGATTGATGAGCGTTCCCGTCACCCGCACTCGCGCAAGGACGCCGTTCGCGGTTGTCTCGACGCCCAGCAGTGTGACCGTACCGTCGCGTAAATACGACAGTAGCGACGCAGCTCCGGTTGCATCTTCTGCAACCACCGCCACGCCGCCCGCATTCGCAAGCCGCCCGCCCTGCCTCCGTTGCGCGTAACTATACAGTTCGCGCGCGAATGCATTCACCGCGTTCAGCGCCTGCTGCCGCGTCGCTCTCCGAAACGCGATCTCCGCCGCGAACGGCTGCGGATCGAAAAGCGCATTCGCGTTGAACCCGATGCCGGGCGCGTCTTGATTGTTCGCGTCAACGATGATGTTCGTATTCGCATCGAAAACAAGCGTTCCGATCTGTCGTACTCGCATCACACCCTCCCGAACCGCGCTAAGCGCGTGAGGTTATCGATCTCGCTGCGCACCATCAACGCGAGCCGCCGCTCGTCCATTCCCGGCGCGGCGTTGACGGTAATGCCGCCGACGTTGACCGTTGCCGACGCTGGAGGCGGTTGCGTCACCGCATCGCGCGTGAGCAGCGGCAGCGGCGCTAACCCCTCGGTCAATCCCCGCAGAATACCCTCTGCGAGCGGCACGCCGACCTCGCGCGCCGCGACGCGCGACGGCGAGCGGATGCCGAGCGCCGCTTTTGCTGCGTCCAGCGCCGCCTTCGCCGCGTCCGCCGCCGCCTGCGCCAGTCCGCGCGCCGCGCTCTCCACGCCGCTGCGTATTCCGTTTATCAGCGCCGCGCCCAACGACGCCGCGCCCGCAATCGCCGAGCGGAACGCCGCTTCGAGACGCGGGTAGAGCGTCTGGAACAGCGACGAGAGCGTGTTCATCAAATTCTCCGCTGACGACCGTATCCCGTTCCAGAGCGCTTCCGCAACGCCTTTGATCGCCGTCCACGCCGCACTCCAGTCGCCGCGCAGCGCCGCAGTCCCCGCGTCAAACAACCCGCGCAACACCGCGAGCGCGGTTTCGGTCAGCGTCTTGACCTGATTCCACGTGAACCGCGCGACGGCGGTGATCTCACTGCCGAAGTTGCGCCACACCCACTGCGCCGCCGTCGTCAGCGCCTCAATTGCTGCTTGAACGAACCGCGCCGCAGCGGTGACGACGCTCATAATCCCGTCCCACGTCTTTCGCGCAAACGCGAGAATATCCGCGCCGTGCGCGTTCCACACCCGCACAACGAGCGCAGTCGCAAACTGCACCGCTTGCTGCACTGCCGCAAGCGCGGTCTGCACCGTAGACTGCACCGCGCTCCACGCCGTCTGCGCCGAGGGCGCAAGCGCGGCGCTCAGCGCGTTCCAAGCAGAAAAGATCGCAGCCGCAGCAACGGCGACCGTCTGTTGCACGCCGTCGGTCGTCACCCCGACCAGCCCAATCTGCGCCGCGAGCGCTGCGACGGGATCGGCGGCGCTGAGGATGCCGGAAGCCCAAGCGGTAAAGGTGTTGACGCCTTCCGCCGCCGCCGCGACTAACTGTGTGAGATGCGGCAACAGCGCGCTGCCAACGGTGATCTGCAACGTCTCGACCGCGGCGTTGAACTGGTCGAGCGTGAACTTATACCCTTGCTGCATTATCGCCGCCGCCTGCGCCGCGCCGCCCGCGTCCTTCATCGCCTGCCCCATCTCGTTGAATCCCTCTGCGCCCGCTCCGGCGATTGCAGCAGCGGCGCGGATTGCGTCAGAGCCGAAGATGGTGTTCAATGCGAGAAATTTCTGCTCCTCGCTGAGGTTTTTCGTTGCGTCGTGCAACAACCGCGCCGCCGCCTCCATCCCGATAAACTCGCCCTTTGCATCGAAAAACTTCGACTTCCCGTCCTTCGTTGCCAATCCCAGTTTTATCATCATCTGCGTTGCGTCTTTCGTCGTCGGGATTAGACGCTGCAAAAACGTTTTCAAAGACGTACCGGCGTCGGCAGCGCTGCTGAACGAGGGCGCGATGAGCGCCATCGTCTGCACCGTCTCCTGGAACGACAGTCCAGCGACTTTTGCGCTGCCGCCGACGTTCGCCAACCCCAACGCGAGTTCTTCAACGTCCACCGTACTCGCGTTCGCGGCAGACGCGAGCAGGTCGGCGACGTTCGCCGCGGTCACGCCGGTCTCGCCCCAGACGCCCAACTGCTTCGCAACGATTGTGGCGGCGTTGGTGAGGTCGAGCTGCGCCGCCGCCGCAAGTGCAAGCGTTGCGTCCGTCGCGCCGCCCATCACATCTTTGACGTTGACGCCGCCTTTCACCAGTTCGGTCATCGCGTCCAAGGCTTGTTGCGCACTGAATTGCGTTGACGACCCCAACTCAAGCGCTTTCGTTTTTACGTCGTCAAACGACAACCCGGCTTTCGTCAGCGAGTCGCCCGCGACGGCTTGGAAGCGGAAGAGCGCGCTCTCGAAGTTCGCAGCAACGTCAATACTGGAGCGCAGTTGGTTTCCGAGGGCTGCAATCCCCGCCGCCGCCAGATTGACCGCAGCCGCGCCGATCTGCCGCAGCGCCCCGACCGCGACTTGCTCCAGCGCGCCGAACGCGCCGCGCTGCGCGTCGGCGGCTTTCCCGACGCCGCGAACGTTCTGGGCGACGCGCTCCAGCACGCCGCTGGCGGCGTCAACTGCGCTCAGTTTGATGACGACATCGCTCATCGCCGTTTCCGTTGATGCGCTGCGACCAGCGCTTGATGCCGCCGCTCCGCGCGCAGCGCCGCAAGATGCTGCGCGACGCGCCGGAGCGGTTGACGATCAAGCGCGTCGGGCGGGCAGTGGTAGATGTCTCTGCACAACACCAATTCTGTGTACGCGGCGGGCAGCGGCGCGAGGTCGAGCAGACCTAACGCCGTCGCCCGCGCTACTCGTTTCCCTCTTCGGCGACGCTGTCAAAAATCTTTTTGAGCAGCAGCGCCGCCGCCGCATACGGCTCGTTGAGGATGTCCTCGCCGTAGGCTTTGATCAGCAGCGTCGCGGCGACCGGCGGGAACGCAATTTTGCGCTCACTCGCGTCGAGAAACTCGTGATACTCGCCAAGGGTGATCTCGCCGACCGCCGGGGTCAACCCCGCCACCCGCGACCGTACCGCCTCGTCCGGCTCGAAAATCTGCGGCAGCACCCGTTCGTACACCGCCTTCAGCGACCGCAAAGGGAACCGATCCGCTTGATCCCCGATTGCTTTCCTCACCAAACGCGCCACAACCGGCGCGGTCAGTTCGTTGTTGAGTACGCTTGCCGCCTCGCGGATCGTCAGCGCACTGCGGTCGACGCTGATTGCGTCGATGTCGTAAATCTCTGCCGGTGTCGTCATATTGTCCTCCTTTTACGTCGCTGGATTGAGGTTGGTCGGGCTTGATCCAAGCGTGTACCGGCGCAGCGACGGTGTTCGCACCGTCACCATTGCGACGTAGGGTTCGGCGTCGCCGGGGTCAAGCGCGCTCAGCGTCACACCGGTGATGACCCCCAACCCGAACGTCGTTCCGCCGTCGTTGCTCGTTCCATACGCGCGGGCGCTTGAAACGAGACCGCGGGGCGACCAGCGCACGCCGAGGGTCGGCGTGGCGCTCTGAAACCGGTCAACGATCGTGTTCGCGGCAGAGTTCGCCGCTTCGCTGTACAGAAACGTCAGCGTGAGTTCAACCGGCTCCCGCTTTCCGATTGTTACCGTCGCGTAGTCGCTCGACCCGCCGACATACGCCTCTCCGCTCGGACGGCTCAGTTCAACGTCGTCTATTTTGACGGTTGCATTTGAGACCGCCGTCCAGGCTGTATTGTCGGTCGAGATTTCGACCGCAAACGTACCGGCATACAGCCCGTCGATAACTCCAGAGTGCGACATCTCCTACCCTCCTAACTCGACGGCGCGCGGATGAGGTGCGCAAAGCGCGTCGTCATCGCAACGCCCTCATACGCCCGCTCGCCGTATCGTACTACATCCACTATTCCGCTCACGTTGAGCAACTGCACATCGCCGCGCGCGAGCCACGCGAAACGCAGTCGCGCAACGTAGTCTTCGATGTAGTCCACCAGCGCCGCCGCCGTATCCGCAACACCGCGCCCCATCCCGACATCGCGCACCAGCAGCAGATCGTCGATCTCCCACACCGCCCGCGTTGCGCGCGTTGGAGTGTAGACGCCCCCCTCAACCAGCCGCAACCCGCCGAGCGCGGGGATGATCCGCACCGGCAACTGCGCCGCGTCTGACCAGTTCGGTTGCGTTGATAACCGCCGAACGGGAACGACGGCGCTGTTGTACTGCACCGCCAGCCCCGCCAGCAACTCAATGATGTCGGTGACGCTACTATACGACATCGCGGTAGCGCTCCAATATCGCGCGTACATCGTCCGGCAGCGCCGACGGTAGCAGCACCAGCCCGCCGTCGGCAACCGTCGGGCGATCCGGATCGTTCGCCGTCCCGCGTTGCCGGTACATCCACGCGGCGAGACGGATTGTTGCGTGCACAATATCGGCGGGCGGGGCGATGCTGTACCCCCACCGCGCGGTTATCGTCGCTTGCTGCGACGCGCCGCACCAGCGCTTGCCCCGCCGCGCGAGGACGGTGTACGGCGCGTCGGGCGGGTGCGTGGCGATTTCGGTAAGCGGGATCGCATCACCGTCGCCGTCGGTCGCGCTGACCAGTTGCGCGATGTAGACGCCCGACGGCAACAGCAGATAATCCCGCCGCAACTGCGCGTCCCACAGCATCAGTTCGCGTCCGAACGTCCGGGATGTCGCCGACGGTGCACTAAACGTCTTGCGCGTCATCTGGTCGATCACCGCAGTTGCGCGCACGAGCAGATCGGTCAGCAGCGCATCGTCTGCGGTTGATGTGACGGCGAGATACGTCTTGAGTTGCGCCGGCGTTGCGTACATCGCTTACCTCACAACACGCGCGTCCAGTCGGTCGGCAGCGATGCGGGAACGTCGCGCGCCGGGAACGCTGAAATCTCAATCGCAATCGGCGCCGTACCCGTTCCGGCGATGCGTACAAACATATGCGATGCGTGCGTTTTCGCTGCGTATGCCTCCGCGCCGGTAACGAAAATCTCGTAGGTGCGGTTAGACGCCAGCGATGCGATTGCCTTATCCGTCAACTGCGTCGAGTTGTTTGTGTTGTTTGTGTCGTTGACGTGCACTTGCAACGACGCGGAACCGGTCACCGTCCCGGTGTGTGCAACGATACGCACCGCCTGCGCATTCACGATGCTGACAACCGGCGTATCCGCCCCGGAAGCCGCTGCGTTGAAGTAACGCAGCAGCGGCTGAATGGTCTCCTGAACAAGCATTGTATGTCCCTCCTCCGGCGTCGTCACAACACCTGCATCTCTTTTATTTATACAGCGTGTTGTGACAGCGCCCGTTTTCTGATCAGCCGTTGTCCTCAACCGCCGTCACAACACCGCATCTTCTTTTATCTATATGCAGTGTTGTGACAGTCCGCCTCACCCAAACGTAGTACTCCCCCGCGCCCGCCGGCGTCATCAGCAGCGTCACAACACGCGATCTTCTTTTATTTCTATAGCGTGTTGTGACGCCCTTGCTTACTACTGCCCGGCTGCGATCTCGACGAACGGGCTGACGGTGTTCGTACCCGCGCCGTCGGCGAGGATCAGCGGCGCGTTGACCAGCGGCGCGCCGTCGATCCGCACGCCGAACAACCACACCGACTGCCGCTTGAGGAAGCGCACGTGCTCGCTGAAGGCGACGCTGAACGACGCGCGCTCAACAAAGGCGTAGTACGACAGATCGGCGAGGATGAGCGATCCCGCGCCGGTTACCGCCGGCAGGTGCTCGCTGTACGCGATTGGGATACCGGCAAGCGTATCGCCGTACACCAGCGACTGCCCGTTGACGGTATAGAGCAGCGTATCGCCCAGCCGCGTCGCCATCAAGCGCGACCGCCAGAACGGGTGGGCGATCCAGACCGCGGTAGCGCTGCCGGGCAGCAGACGCTGGATCATTGCGAGGATGGTGTTCGTATCATTGTCCGCTTGCGAACTGCTTCCCGTCGCCCGCGTCACGCTGATCGACGCGGGGTGCCCAACGATCCCGCGCGGCTGCCCGACGCCGGTTCCCCGCAGCATCACGCGCGCTTTCAGCACCGCGTAGGCGCGTCCGAACAGCGTAACGAGCGTGTCTTCCAACGCCTGCGGCGCGTCGGAGATCAGTTCGGTTGACGCCGCAACGTAGGCGTCCGCCGCGTGCGGGCGGAAGATGCGCTGCTCGAAGCGCGGTTCGCTTTCCGCAACGTCTGCGCTCTGTTCGCGCCAGACCAGCCGCACCCCGCCCACCAGCGCGCTGCTCTCGACGTTCGGCGCTTGGTCTTGCTCCAGAACCGGCAGCGCCAACTCCGCCGCGTTGGTGCGCAGCATCAACGGACCGCGTCCGGCGGCAACCAACTGGTCGAACAGCATAGGCGCGCCGACCGCGCGGATGCGTTCCTCGAACTGGGTGGGCACCAGAAAGCCGCCGCTTGCGCCGGTGGTTTCGTCCAGCGCTTTGCTGCTCTTGTAGACCGCGCGCAGACGCTGAACGTCGTTGGTTGCTACGCACTTCAAGAAGTCGCCGAACGAACCCTCGCCTTCGGCGACGGGTGTTGTCGCCACGCCGACGCTCTGCGCCTTCACCGCCGCCGCCACCTCGTCACGCAGCCGTGCGGCGATCTCGGCGGCGAGTTCCGATTGGCTCATCACAATCTCCGTCATCTCCTTACTTCCCTCCTACTTGATGACTAACCGATAGACATTCCTCAACATTGTACGCGGCTCTGCGGGCGTCGGCGTAATACTGGCGTCCAAGCCCAAGAGCCAGCGTTTGATGTGGAGCGCTTTCCCGACCGGCTGGCGCACCACGAGATGCGCAGCCGTCCCGCTTGACCAGCCCAACTCGTCCGCAATCTGGGCGAGGTAGCGGTATTTCGCGTCGAGCAGCCCGCGGATGATCACCCCCTCGTCGGTCAGTTCCAGCGCGCCGTAGCCGATCGGTTCCTCTATCAAGATAACCCCCGACGCGGTTTTGACGGGCTGCGCGTGGTTCAACCAGATCGGAGTTTCGCGCAGTCGCCCGAAGTCGGTTTCTTTTGTGAAAAACTCGTTTTCGAGGTCGGTTGCGTCGGGACTGCCGAACACCACCAGCAGCCCTTCAACGTCCCCGCTCTCGACCATCTTCAGCGCCGCGCCGGGCGCGGTCTGCCACTCCATCTCCTCACCTCCCCCTCTCCTTCAGCACCGCGATTGCTTCCTTCTTCGCCGCTTCCGCCGCGTCCCTCAGCGACGCCCAGCGCCCGCGGTGAACGCGGGCTTGGGGCATTCCGTACACATACCGCGCGTACGATGCGGTGTTCTCGACGATCCGCGACGTTTTCGACAGTTTCTTGATCCGCAACTTCTGCCGTAAGTTCCCCGTTCGTCGGTAGCGCGATCCGGCGGGCGGCGGCGGATAGATTTGCATCACGCCGTGAGCCGCAGCAGCGCCCGCGTCGAGCGCGGATTCGATCCGCACCTCACGCGGCAGCAGTTTGCGCAATGCGTTATCCAGATCGACAGCAACGCTAACCCGCATCGATCCGCTCCAGTCTGACGCCGCACCGACAGCGCGGGTGCGCGGGCGGTCCGGAACGCCCGCCCCACTCGTCCTCACGCTTACCGTGGAGCGCGCCGCAGATCGGACACACGCGCTCGTCGTTGGCGGTCTCCCAAATCATCACGTACTCCAGATTGTGCTCCGCCCGCAGCCCGTCGCGGTACGCCCGCACGCCCGCGGCTGCGGCTTCAGTCGCGGCGGTGATGGCGACGGTCTCGGCGCGCTTTGCCCCGACGACCGGTTCGATCATCTGGATGAGTTCGTCGCGGTCGGCGTTCGGCATCCGCCGCCACGCCGCGACCGCGCGGGCGATGTAATCGCGCGTGTACGGATAGAGCAATTCTTCCACCTGGCGGCGCGTCGCTTCCTCAGCCCAATCCGCCAGCAGCGCATCGACGTTGACGGTTACGCCGATCGCTGCGCGCATCTCGTCTGCAAACAGACGCGCAATCGTCTCGATATTGCGGCGCATTGCGGGATAGAGCGTCTCGCTGAACATCTGCGCCGTAATCTCGTCTGCGCCGTCGAGCATCACCTGACGCAACTGCTGAAACGCGCGCTTGAGGTCGCGGTAGAGTTGCACCTCGTGCGGCAGCAGTTCCGGTTCGGCTTCGTCCTTCTTCAGCGACTTCGCTGCATCTTCCTCCGGTTCCGCACTTGCCGCGCCGTTGACGCCCGCCAGCCGCAGCGCCGTTCTCGTATCGAGACCGGCAGCAACCGCTTCCCGCGCTATCGCCAGCCGGTTGCGCAGTCGCAGCAGTTCTTGGTCTGCTACGTCCTCAACGAACTGCGGCAGATCGAGACGTGCGCGGGCTTCGTTCAGTGTGAGCACCGGCTGTCCGGTGAGGCGCTGGATCGCTTCGGCTTTCTCCAGTTCGGCGTTCTGGACGGCATCAATCCGCGCCTCGTTGCAGCGTAACATCTGATTGTACGCCGCGAAGTGCGGCTGGAGCATCGCCGTAATCTCGCGTGCGCGGGTGAGGATCGTCAGAAGAATGAACGTCTGATAGTCGCGCAGCGCGGTCGCGTAGTTGCTCGCGCTGCTGAAGACCAACGACATTGGAACCTGAAACGCAGTCAGCATCAGTTCCGCCGCACGCTGCAACAGTTCCGGCTGCACTGCGTCGGAGAGCGTATCCCCCAGCGTGACGGTTTTGATCTCGCTCGACAGCGCGAGGTGCCGGAACGCATTGCGGATGCCGCTCACCAACTGTCTCAACCACTGCTCGAACCGCGACCGCTCGGCGTCGGTCGGGCGCTGGGCGAACATCCACACCGTCGGGCGCACCGCGCCGCGCTCGAAGTACGCCGTCTGGTAGCGCTCGGCAGCCAGCAGCGCGCGGGCTTGGGTCAGCGCCGTCGTCACCAGCCCGACGCCGGGTTCGACTTCGCTTCTTACAGACGGTTCCCAGATGTGCAGTAGTTCTGTTTCCGGCTCTAACCGGATTTCGGTGTTGTTCACGCGACGGGTGAACCCGACCAGCCCGCGTTTCGCGTCGGTGATCGGAGTGATGGTACGCGGGTGCAGACGACGGAGACCAAGCGACGCTGCGGGGTCGCGCAACAGATACGCCGCGCCGTACAGACACAGATCGATCTCAATTCCGCGAATGAGCGCCGCCAGTCGCTCTGCGTCGAATGCGACCAGCGTACCGCGCCGGGTGGTAATTTCCCACGGCAGCGACGCGAGAGCGTTCGCCCGCAACGTCACCGCCGTCCGCACCACAGCGACGCGCTCATACGCCGTCTCGACATCAACCGCGTCGCCGTCGCCGGTAAACACGCCCGTCCACGCGGACGGAAGGAAATCCTCCAGATTGAGCGCTTTGATGTCGTAGCGCTCAAACGGCGACAGTACGAGTTGTGCGACCGGGTTAGACATCAAACAACACCTCGGCGCTCTGCGCCGCGCCCCACACCGCCAGCGCGAGCGCAATTACTCCGTCGTCGTGGCATCCTTCCGGCGCGCTGTAGCGTGCGCGACCGGACGCGCCGATCTCGACGCTGAACATCTCCAGCTCGCTGAGCAGCCAGTCCAGCGCGGGCAGCGTAATCGTTCGCTGCTCCAGCGCCAGCGCGAGCGTGTCAATCAACAGCGGCTTGCTGGCAGCGGTCGTTGTAAACGCCTGCACCGGCAGCCCGACGTGCCGGAGTTCTTCAATGTTCGGCGCGCCGATGCTGTTTGCCTCCGCAATCACCGCGCCGCACCCGTTCCGCTGCCAGAACGTAACCAGCGCGCGGCGCTGCGCTGCGAAATCCACATCAACCAGACGCTCAACGTCAACAACGCAGCGCGTCTGCGGATCGAGCGCGACAAATACCGTCGCGTCCTCGTAGCGCCCCCAGTCCACCCCGATCACCGCTGCTTCGTTGCTGCGCTCGATTGTTCCGACGCAGGCGCGGACGCTGCGGAACACCGCGCCGCCGTCGTCGAGAAACTCGGCGTCCAACTCTTGGCGCGCGGCGCGCTCGGTCATCGCGGACCGCAGCAGCGCGATGTCCGCCGGATCGAGACGCGGGTTGTCACTCGTTGACCGCCGGATCGTCGCCCAGCGCGGATCGTCAAGCGCGCTCTGGTGGATACGCCAGAAATCCCCCTTCCCCTTCGGAGTTCCCGCCAGCACCGCGCGCCCGCGCCGGTCGAGCAGCGCGGGGATCAGATTTTCGCGCCAGATTGTTTCGAGATTGCGCACCAGCCCCGCCTCGTCCACCACAATCAGATCGTACCCGCGCGACCTTCCCGCGTTCTCGTTGTCGAGCGACCAGAACTCGACGCGCCCGCCGGTTGTCGTATCGATCCGTCGCTCTGCTTTGTATTCCATTGCTGCCGGTGCACGCAGCGTTCGTCGCACTTGTTCCCAGACCGGCAGCATCAACTTGTACGTCGGGGCGAAATACCCGACCGTCTGCCGCCGCACCAGCGCGGCTTCGGTGAGCATTCGCGCCAGCAGATGTGACTTCCCCCACCGCCGCCCCGCGCGCAGATGCACAAACCGCGCGCTTCTGGTCTGTTCCGCAACCGCGCGCTGGTCGGCGTGGAGGTGTGGAAGTCGAACCTCATACCGTTTTGACGAACGCCGCCTCATCGACGATCACCAGTACGCTCTGATCGGCGTTCGGTTGCTCATCGAACTGCGACAGAAACAGCCGCGCCGCAGCGACGCGCGCGCTTGCCGGCTCGTTGTCGTTGACAACGATCATAAACAGCGCACGCAACACCGCAGCGCGGGCTTCGTCTGTCAGCAGTTCGTCTACGGTCATTTGTACTTGTAGTACTTCCGCGCGATAGCCTCAGCCTCGGCTTCAGTCAGCGGAATGTGGTACGAAACGACATACCCGAAGATGACCGCCAGCGCCGCCTGAACCTCAGCCGGCAGATCGATCCCGACAAACTCACGAAGCGCCCACGTAAGGACGATGATGGTCGCTGCTGCGAGCGCGCCAAAGGTCACCTTGTCCAGCGGTTGCGAAAAGGGAAGGTTCACGTGATGCCCTCCTGCTCCTCTCTCTCTCTTCAGCGGGGCGCTGTGCGCCCCTCACTTTAATTGTACAGCAAAAACCCAGCATTTTCGTACGCCAGATCGCGGCGCGTGCGCGGGGTGTCACAACGCCTGCTTCTCTTTGATTAAGAGAAGTGTTGTGACACTGCTGACAACTAGAAGCCCCGCCAGCGTTGGCGGGGCTTCTAGGAGGAGAAGGAGGGAGGATCGTCTGTTACTCGCCGCGCCGCGCGTCCTCGTATCGCAACTGTTCCACCAGCCGCCGCGCGTCCTCAACATACGCGCGCCAGCCGACCGGCTCGCCGCGGTACTCGACCGCGTAATCCTTCGTTTCGCGGTCGAAGATGATGCGGTAGTCCTCACCTTCTGCGATAACGATTTCGCGCGCGGGTTGGGGCTTTGGTTGAGATCGTCGTTTCGGCATCGTTGTACTCCTTTCTGATGATCAACTACGCGCTCATTATACCACGCGCGCGCCGGTCTGTCAACCCCACAAAAATCGCGGGAAAATCTCGAAAATTGGGTATTGACAAACGGTGCGAGGTGTGGTATAGTATAGTCACAGTAAATCAACACCACTTCACAGGAGGTAACCAAAATGCAGAACTATCGAATTTGGGAAGGCGAGCGAACGTTTCTGCCAGGCGACGACACCAGCAAGTACACCGTTATCGAGATTGTTGCCGAGGAACTCGGTTGGTTTGAAGACGTGAACCCCGACGGGTTTTCCTGCACAGCGTACTACGTCTACAGGACGGAGAGTGGAGAAATTATCATCAACGTTGTGAATAAAAACTACGGTATCGGTGAACCGAACTACGGCACCATCTACCGGTTCAGCAGCCTCGAAGAGGCGGCGCAGAGCGAGCAGCGATACGCACTTTCAGAACTGCGCCTCATCTAATCAACGAACCCGACCCGAACCCCCGCGCCTTACAAGCGCGGGGTTTTCTTTTCCCCGCCGTCGCCAAGTCCGCGCACTGTTGTCACAACACGCTGTATAAATAAAAGAGAATGATGTGTTGTGACACTGCTGAACAAACAGAAACCGCCGGACGCGCGTCCGGCGGTTCTGGCGTTTGCGTCGGAGGCTAGTCGTGTTTGACGAACGGGGTGACGGCGAATGTGTGACCATACCCGTCCTCGAACGCCAGCCAGCCTTTGTCGTTCCGGCGAACGCTCAGGCGCGCCTTCGCCCCGAACAGCCGAAACCCTTTCCGCAACTGGGCGACGCTGTACCAGTTCTCATCATCGATGTCCTTCAACTGGAAGAGTTCGTATCCTTCGCGTGGATTACTCACCAACGCAACGAACTCATTCACGCTCCACTCTTTGACGTTCTTTATCCGGGGATTCTCAACGATCTGCACCCACCCGCGGCTCTCGTCGGTCAGCACCGCGAGCATCCGCTTGACCGGGACGCGCGGACAGTAGAATTCCGGCAACTTCACCTCGCAGTACTCGCCCGCCACCTCTGCGCCAAGGTGCTCGTCGTACCGCGTGGTCTGCGCGGTGACGCATACGCGGTTTCCGTCAACCTCGATGCTCCCGATCCACGTCGCCTCCGCCAGCGCCTCAAGCACCTTCGCCGCCTTCGGTGATAAGGAACCGCGACCGCGCAGGTACACCAGGTTATTATACTTCTTGGCGACCAGCATTACGCCGTCGGTCGCCAGTATCACGCCGTCATCGACGTGAATTCCGGGGTAGGAGCCACCTTGAACGTCGATGGCGACGTTCAGAAAGTGAGCAAGCTCGTTGCTAGGCATAACTTCTCGTCCTTTCTCTGTAATAGAGAGCGCCGGACGTTCGCCCGACGCTCCACAACGTCACCCCGCACCGCCTACCTCGCCAGCGCCCACACGCAGCGCGCCAGCGCTTCTGAGAGCGTCGCCGCTTCCGCTTCATACTGCGCCAGCGTTCCCAGCGCGCCGCTCCAGTACGCGACCTCAACGCGCCAACCGCCTTCGCGTCGCTCGATCTCGACGCAGACGACGCGCGGCAGTGAGAACAGCGCGTCGAGCGGCTTGTACGCGGCGGGAGAAACGTCGCGCGTGAATATGCCGAATGCGCGGAAAGCGTCGCTCGCGCGGTCAACGTTGATGATCCGGTCGCACTCGCCCGGCTCGGTAAGGACGGCGCAGATAGACTGCGGGTGTCGCTCGAATTGGATTTTCACACCCACCTCCGTAAAAAGCGAAGGGGCGATCCGGCGAACCGGAACGCCCCCAAACTGATTACCGACCGTCAACCTCTTCGAGTGTGAGCGTCGGGCGGGGAATGATCCCCGCCTGCTCCAACTCCCACCGGAATACTTCCGCCGCATCGTCAATAGATGGGAAAACGAAAACATCTGCGCGCGTTTCTTCGCCCTCCCACCGACTCCACCTCTCCTGATGGACGATTATACGCCCATCTGAAGAACGAAAAAACGTTGTCTCTACGCCGCGGGAGTCGTACTCTTCCCAACAGACTCCCAAGCACTCACCGTCAAACTCAACGTACGCGACGGTCTTATATGTATTGCCGCGTACGACGCGCTTGGTTCCTTTCCAGATGTTGATCGTAGCCATAGTTGTTACACTCCCTTCTATCAACGAAATCGATTACGCTCATATCCTACCACACCCCGCGCGAGTTGTCAAGTGGGAAATTCGCGGGAAATTCGCCGAAATTGAGGCTTGACAACCGGCGGGAAGTGCGGTATAGTAGAGACGTAAGCAATAAACACACATCAAGAAAGGACGGCAATCTTATGGCAACAATCTCTATCTGGCGAGGCTACCGACACTGGAACTGGGACGAAGAGAACGATTACGAAGTAGTGACGTATGAGGACGCGCGTGAACTCGGCGCTGTTCGGTTCAACGACGAGGAAGCGGACATTCAGTACCGCATCATCGAGTGGGATGAAGGCATTGTTATCTTCTACGTCAAGCGGGAAGGACACTACTGCGAAGCCGAGATTTACGAGTACCCCTCACTTGAAGAAGCGGCTAAGGAGTACCGGTTTGTGTTGAAGAAAGCGGGCGTCATTCAGTAGACGCCCCACCGAATCCGACAAGCCCCATCCGGCAACGGATGGGGCTTTTCATTTCTCCTTACACTTCCCGCAATACCCGTACCGCCGCGCAGCCCCGTACTGCTGCTGCGTCAACGCAGCATCGCAGCGCGGGCAGCGGTACGCCAGCGCAGCACGCTGCTGCTGATGCTCAGCAGTATGATGCTGCTGGCGCTGCTGATGCTGGTGCTGGTGCTGGTGCTGATGCTGCTGCTGATGCTGCTGCTGGTGCTGATGCTGGTGCTGGTGCTGGAGCATATGATCAGCAGCATCAGCAGTATGCTGCCGGTGCTGGTGCTGCTGCTGACCGGCAGTATGCTGCCGGTGCTCAGCAGCATCAGCAGTATGCTCAGCAGCATCAGCACTGTGCTGATGCTGGTGCTGCTGGTGCTGCTGCTGGTGCTGCTGGTGCTGCTGCTGGTGCTGCTGCTGGTGCTGCTGATGCTGATGCTGATGCTGATGCTGCTGATGCTGATGCTGACCAGCAGTATGCTGCCGGTGCTCAGCAGTATGCTGCAGCATATGCTCAGCAGCATCAGCACTGTGCTGCTGGTGCTGCTGCTGGTGCTGCTGATGCTGATGCTGCTGGTGCTGCTGGTGCTGGTCAGCAGTATGCTTGAGCATATGCTCAGCAGCATCAGCAGTATGCTGAGCAGCATCAGCAGTATGCTGCTGCGCACTGCTGTGCAGCAACGTCGCAAGCGTATACGCCAGCGTCGCCAGCGGCGCGCTCTCCAGCACCGACAGCGCCAGCAGCAGCACATCAAACGACGCCGTAAACGCCGCCGCGCTGCTCAACCCCGCCGGAACGCGCGCGGCATAGTCGGCGAGGACGTTGAGCGTGATCGCGGTGAGCACCGCCGCCCGCGCCACGCGCGACGCCAACCGTTGGCGCTGCGGATCGGCGAACGCCGCGAACGCCAGCGACAGATACGCCAACTCGATCCCCACCGCCGCCAGCCAGCCTGCGAGGTCGCCGCGCGTCGGCGCAAGCGCGCGCTGGACGCCCAGCGCGCTTGGCGCGCTCAGCAGCAGCACTGATAGCGTTGCGAGAATGCGGAACTTCACGAGTACATCTCCTTTACCGTCACAACACGCATTCTTCTTTTATTTCTATAACGTGTTGTGACAGCCGCCCGCCTAAGTGTCGCAGAAGCCCTCTTCGCAAAAATCACTCTGATCCGACAGCGTATCCGCCTTCAGCACAATAATCTCGTCTTTTCCTCGCGCCCGGCGCTCATCGTTGATCCGGCGCTCCAGTTCCTCACCCATCTCGCGCAGCGCCGGATACTGTCGGATCAGTTCCGCCTGGCTGCGCACCGATCGGTACGGGCAGAACCAGCACGAAGATTTCGGCGGCGTTGCAAGCCCGGCGCGTTCAAGGATCGCGCGACAGTCGTTGCGGGTCAGGCGCTCGTCTACCAGCGGGTAGACGTTTTCGATGCGTTTCGAGCCGGAGTCTCGCATTCGGTGGAACTCGTCTACGCTGATTCCCAGCATAAGTTGTATCTTCTCGCGCCGGTACTTGTCGTACAGATAACGCCTGATCGGCTCGACTTTATACTGTCTGGTGCACTGGCGCTTCAACATAAACGACCCGTCTCGTGCGCGCCACGGCGCGGGCGTGAACGCCGGGCGTGCAAGCATATCTCCGTACAGATCGCGCTGTATAACCGTAATGTCGCGCCGGTGCGTTTCCCGCAACCAATTCGTGAAGTATTTGACGTACTCGCGCGTTGCGGGCGACTCTGCGTCCAGCAGATCGACGTGGACGATCTCATCTATCCGCCACCCGCGCTGCATCGCCAATACGACCAGCGCGGTGCTTTGGACGCCCCCGCCATACGAAATGACCGTTCGTTGTGCGCTCATACCCGCCCTCCTCGTTCCCCCTCGCCCGCGTCCAGCGCGGGGAGGATGTACGCCTCTGCGATATCAATTCCGTCATCAAGGAGGGATAGTCGCATCTGATGCACCGCCACGCGCCCGTCCTCGGTGCGGTAGAGCACACAGCGCTCTACCCACTCGTCCGCGTGCGCTACGTCAACGACGGCGAGGAACTCGCCGACAAACCGGACACACTGCGTACTCCGAAACGTGTTCCCCCGCACCCCGCACCAGAGTTCGATATCTTCCACTTCTTGCCTCCTTTCTCAGTCATCACTCTTCAACCGCGCCGCGCGCGCCCAGTCGTCGTTGCGGAACCGCGCACCTAACGCCCGCGCCTGCTCTCGACTAACGCCCGCCCGCTGGAGCGCCGCCAGCGCAGCGAGCAGCGTATCGTCCCCGGCCGTCGGGGACGGATCAACCCCCGTCCCCGCGCTTTCTGAAGCCAAATCAACCCCCTCAATCCGTCCCCGCGCATCAGAAAGCGTCGGGACGGGGCTAGGGGCGTTTTGCGGCAACACAGCGCCTTGGGACGGCGCGATGTCGTCCCCGTCCCCGCTCTCGGAAACCTCCCCAAATTGGGCGTTTTCGGCGCTTTTTGCGGGTTCGGGACGGTTGGGGACGGGGACGGATACGTTCCGTCCCCAGGCATCAGAGAGCCTTGGGACGGCTCCGCCCCCGTCCCCAGGCATCAGAAAGCCTTGGGACGGTACAATTTCGTCCCGCGGCTTGCTGACGCCTTGGGACGGATCAACCACCGTCCCCGCGCTTGCTGATGCCAAATCCGCCCCCTCGTTCCGTCCCCGCGCATCAGAAAGCGTCGGGACGGGCTTCTGCTCATCAGCCGTCACAACACTTGCTTCTCTTTTAATTAAAGGAGGTGTTGTGACAGCACTGAACAACAACGTCTCCAGCAGCGCCGCATCGTTGCGCGCGTTGATCAGTGCGTCGAAGTCTCCGACCAACGCGGACGTGCGTACCACAAACTGCTCGTTGTTGTGCCGCACAACGAATAACCCGCGCTCCCCCGGCGGCGGCGGCAGTTGCGACGGTCGGTACAGCAGCGCCTTCGGATCGCGCACCCCCAGCGCCGGCGCGTCCTGGCTTCCGTCCACCAGCGCGCCGGCGATGAGGGTTGATAGGTTCATTCGCCACTCCAGCCGCTTGCCGGTTGGGGTTTGCATCGAGACGATCACCCGAATACCCAACGCCCGCGCCTTGCTCACCAGCGCGATGAGCAGTCGTTCCGTCTCGTCAACGACATCGATGATGTCCGTCGCCAGTACGATCAGCAGCGGCAGCGGATCGGGCGCGGTCTGATTGTACTCCTCGACGCTGCGCACCCCCGCACCGAGCAGCAATCCGAACCGACGCTTTGCTTCCTCGTTGATTGCGCCGATCGCGTCCAGTATCCGCTGCTGTCCCTCGTCGCCGTAGCCCCCGGCAGGCGGAAACAACATCTGCGGCAGTCGGGCGAGGTTCGGCGTCAGCCAGTCCCCCTTCCCGTCGAGGATCGCCCAGCGCACCCCGCGCTCGTTCAGCAGCGCCGCGAACCACAGCCGCAGCAGGTGATCCTTCCCGCAGCCGCTCGTGCCGTACAGCCCGATGTGGAGCGCGTCGCGCCCGAAGTCCAGCCAGCGGAAACGCCCGCTTTGGTCGCGCCCCAACGGAACCGCGAACCGCGCCGGGCGCGGGTCGGCGGGGTTGAACACAGAGGGAGAAGGAAGCGTCACAACATCATCTTCTCTTTTATTTCTATAGGGTGTTGTGACAACGGGCGTAGGTGTTGTGACAGCAGCGGCGGCTGCGGCAGCAGCGGCGGCAGTCGCAGCCTCGGCGGTCTCATCAACCGTCACAACAGCATCTTCTTCTTTATTTATACGCGGTGTTGTGACAGTACGCAGCGCCGTCGGCAGCAAGCCGCGCGCTTCGAGTTGGCGCTCCACCCGGTACGCGGCGTCGTTCAGCGCGTGGTAGACACGCGCCGCCGCGTCGCGGTTGGTCGCCGCGAGCAGCGCGAGGAACGCGAAGACGCCGGCAATCGGGTCAACGCTGAACGCAACCGCGACGCCGAACAACATCAGAAATACCGCTTTGCCGCTGACATTCACCGCCCGCCTCCTCCGCCGCCGGGCGCTCTGACATTCGCCGCGAGCAGCAGCGCCGTTACTGCGCACAGAATGGTGAGGAACTCAAACGCGAACGATGCGGCAAACGTCCAGCCGACTTTTGCCAGCACCGCCGCTGCTCCTTCAAGCGCGTCCGGCAACGGCGCGAACAGTCCGCCGCGCTGCCACACGTCAACCAGAGCGACGGCTTCGCGATAATCGGTCACAATATCGAAGAAAATGAAGAAATACACCATCCACTGGAGCGCTTTGATGTCGCGCTGCACCAGCCCGACCGTCGCCAACTCGATCAGCGTCGGCAGCAGTGTGAGGAACAGCGCAAACAGCGTCAGCCATTCCGCACCCGTCGCCAATACGTCTGCAGCAATCGGCTGAATAAATCTCCACGTCGGTACGAGGTCGTAGCGGTACGCCAAAGCACCGAAGACATACGCTAGGATGAAGAAGCACGCCGACGCCACGCCCGCCGGAACGCCCCGCACCCCGCGCGCCCAGTCGACCGCGCGGCGCAGGTTGTCGCTCAGATCGAGCGCGCTCAGCAGTCCGTCGGCAACGTTGCTGTTGACGAGGGCGAGGATGACGCCCCCGGCGATGATCCAGGCGATTACATCACTCATACCACATCCACCCTTTCTTTTTCAACGTCCACTTCCCCACCAGATACGCGCCGTCCGGCGCTTTGTCTCCAGGCGCGTATTCCGGCGTCGTTGATCCCTCACGCACGAAGAGCACAAAAACACCGGCGGCGCGCGACATTGGATCGCGTTTTGCTTTGTTCTCGCAACGCACGAGTGCGCGCTCCCACTCTTCCAACTCTTTATGCGGAATTTCTTCAATCTTCCACCACATTTCGATGCTTCCTTTCTAACTCCTTCACCAGTAGTTGTACAACCGTCTCGTGGACATACCCCCACTTCAGACACACCGCCGCCAGATCGCGGTACGGTTGCCGCAGCCGCTTCGCAGCGGCGTGGAGGTCGGAAACGACGGTTAGCACAACATCATCCAAACGCCAGCACAACCCCAGATGCGCTTCTGTCGCTGCGTCGGGATCGGTGTACGTTTCTCCGACCGCCGCGCTCTCGTTGAGCGCCGGGATGTGGTAGCGTAGGAAGTAGCGGATGTACGTCGGTCGGTACCCGACCGTCAGCATCAGTTCTGCGACCGCCTGCGCGTCGTTGCGCAGTTTGTGGCGCGTCCAGCGCAGCAGTCGCGTCTCGTCTCCATCAACGCCGCGCAAGCGTTCGGCGAAGAACGACATCGCGGCGCGCAGATCGTCGTCACGCATCGCCGTCCCCTTTGTTCTTCCCGACGAGTTCATCTAACACTCGCCGGGGCATCATCACCCACTCCCGATCCACCCGCGCGCCGTTCTCCGTTCTGGTCGGCACATCGTCGCCGAACACCAAAACGAACAGCGGGATGCGCTCAAAGCGCGCCGCGCGGTCTATCGTCTGAAGCAGCGCGTCAA